ATCCATATGTTGCAATTCTTTCACAAGGTAGTAGCGGAAAGACAGTTACGCCAACTCTAATTGAATACGCTGGAGAAATGGGAAGCATTACAAACCTAATGTGGAGAATTAAGCGAAGCGGAACCAAAACAGACACAAGCTACACAATTATTCCATTAGCTAAGGATGAAACACCATTTGACTACTCATCTTTAGAACTTTATGAGTTAGAAACATCTGCAGTAAGAGATCTTCCATATACAGATCAAGAATCTTTCTTTGCTGGAGAACATTCAAACAATGAAGAGCAGAGTTCGTCTTCTACAAGTAGCAGTTTAGACTGGTAAACGTTTGGCAGGGGGCAGAGCAATCTGCTCCCATATGCCAGAGTAGCCCAGCGGCAGAGGCAGTAGACTTAAAATCTATACAGCGTGAGTTCGAATCTCACCTTTGGTACATGAAAGAAAAGGCGGAAATGATTAATCTAGAGATACCAGACCCATTTGATACTTTTGTGTCGAAGAAATACAAAGACTTTAAGGGAATGATGTATGACTTCTTTAATAAAGAATGGCATATGTCATGCAGATGCTGCAAAGAAGATTTATATGCACCAAGTAAAAAGACAATGACTAAGATTAGACTTTATCATTCTAGAGTAGAATGCACAGGCGGATACTAATGAGTTTTACACACTTACACGTTCACTCATACTACTCATTGATGGATGGGTTAAATTCTCCTAAAGAGCTGTGTCAGGCTGCGTTAGATGCAGGACAAACAGCAATTGCAATTACAGACCATGGAACTTTAGCCTCACATCGTGAAATGCAGATTGCTGCTAAGGAATTGGGCATCAAGCCCATACTAGGGGTTGAAGCATACATTTCACCAACTGATAGATTTGATCGTTCTTCTAAAACAGATAAATCTATTCAGGCATATAATCACATTATCCTTTTAGCTAAAAATAAAAAGGGCTTAAAAAACATAAACATATTACAGGAACTTGCATGGAACGAAGGTTTTTATCATAAGCCACGTATTGATAGAGAGGTATTAAAAGAATATGCAGAAGGTATTATTGTCCTATCTGGTTGCCTTAATGGACTTATTTCTAAAGCTATTGAGAAAGGCGAATTCTCAGAAGCCAAGCTTATACTCAAAGATTTTAGTAAGACTTTTGGTGACGACTTTTACATTGAGGTGCAATCTCATAATCCGCATGAAATAAATTCAAAGCTGCTTGAGTTGGCAGATGAGCTTAAAATTAAGGCGGTAGCAACAGGAGATGCCCACTTTGCTAAAGAAGAAGATAGAATCCTAGAAGAAGCCTTACTCATATTATCTACATCGCCAAAGGCTGATAAAGACATGGACTTTGACATGTCTAGAAATATGAAGAATATGTTAGATAGATTTAATTATCTTTATCCTGAGCGTAGAATTTCATTTCAAGACTATAATCTATTTATTCAAAGTCGTGAAGAAATTGAGGCTGATTTTAAAAAGGCTTTAATTAATCGAACAGACATCTTTGACAATACAATGGAAATTGCTAATAAGGTTCAGGAATATGACTTTTACCAAGGACTAGACCTTCTGCCAGTCCCAAAGACTGATGCTGATGAAAGACTACAAGAGCTGGCTTTGCAGGGCTTAGAGAGGCTAGGGAAGGCTTCAGATGAGGCTTATCTAGAGCGCATCAAAGAAGAGATGAAGGTAATTTCTAAAAAGAAATTCTCCTCATACTTCCTAGTTGTTTCTGACATGGTTAATTGGGCTAAAGAAAATAATATTATGGTGGGCCCAGGCCGTGGATCAGCTGCGGGATCCCTAGTCTGCTACGCCTTGGGAATTACAGATGTTGATCCAATTAAATATAACCTACTGTTCTTTCGTTTTATTAATGAAGAAAGAAATGACTTTCCAGATGTTGACGTAGACTTTATGGATAGACAGAGAAAAGAAGTAAAAGAGTATTTAAAGAAAAGATTTACACACGTTGCTTCTATTTCAACATACACCTATTTTAAAGATAAAGGTGTTATTCGTGATGCATCTCGTGTATTTATGGTACCACTTCAAGAAGTCAATCGTGCATTAAAGCCAGTGGATACATTTGAAGATTTTATGGAGTCTCCAAATACAAAAGAGTTTAGAACTAGGTATCCAGAGGTCGTATGGCTTGCAGATAGGCTACGTGGAAGAATTAGGTCCGTTGGAGTGCATGCATCAGGAGTAGTTGTTGCAAAGGATAACTTAAGGAACTATGCACCAGTTGAGTCTAGAGAAGATGCACAGGATAAAGTTTCAGGGAGAATACCAGTTGTTGGTTACGACATGGATACGGTTGCAGATGTAGGCCTTATTAAGCTTGACGTTCTTGGTCTTAAAACTCTTTCTGTAATTTCAGACACCCTGCAGTCTATTAAAAATCGTACAGGTAAAGATATCAATCTGTCTGAATTAAAACTAGACGATGCTAATGTATATAAGATGCTAAGCGATGGATACACGAAAGGTGTTTTTCAGGCGGAAGCTACCCCATATACAAATCTACTTATTAAGATGGGTGTAGATAAGTTTGAGGATTTGGTTGCATCTAATGCACTTGTTCGTCCAGGTGCTATGAATACAGTAGGCGCTGCATACATTAATCGTAAAAACGGCAAAGAGGCTGTTGATTATAGCCATAAGATCATGAAAGAGTTTACTGAAAATACATATGGTGTTATTATATATCAAGAGCAGGTTATGCAGGCCTGTGTTTATTTAGGAGGAATGTCTTGGTCAGAGGCTGATAAGGTCCGCAAGATTATTGGAAAGAAGAAAGATGCAAAAGAGTTTGACCAATTCAAAGATAAGTTTATTAATGGGGCTTCAGAGCACATTACTAAGAAAAAGGCAGAGGCCCTATGGCACGACTTTGAGGCGCATGCGGGTTATTCTTTCAACCGCTCTCACGCTGTTGCTTACTCTATGCTTAGTTATTATACTGCTTGGCTTAAGTCCTATTATCCTCTTGAGTTCATGTTTTCAATACTTAAAAACGAAAATGACAAGGACGCAAGAACAGAATATCTGATTGAAGCTAAGCGCCTGGGATTGCGTATTATGCTTCCACACATTAATGAATCAGACATTTATTTTTCATTGCAAGAAGACGGAATTAGATTTGGTTTAGCAGAAGTAAAATTTATTTCTGACAGTATTGCTAACAAAATTATGGAAAGAAGGCCTTATGCAGACTATTCAGACTTTATTACTAAAGCATCTAAAAAAGGTAGCGGCATTAATAGTAGGGCTATTGCTGCTCTCAACTCCATCGGTGGTGCGGCGTTTGATGATAATCCGAGACAAGGTAATGAGAAAGACAACTACTACGAATACTTAGGAATACCTACATTTAATTTAGCAGGCATTCCTCCTAGAATTAAATCTCAGGCTAGACCTATTGATGATTTTGATGATCTGGGTTCGTTTGTAATGTTTGGTATGGTTAAAAGCATCAAGCGTGGAAGCGGGTGGGCAAGAGTAGAGCTTGTAGATGAGACAGGAACCATTGGTTTATTCCATCATGAAGATACTCAAATTGAACCAAATCAAATGTACTTTATCCTTGTAGGAGATAATCGTATTGCTAGATACGTTAATGTAAAAGAAATTGATCCAAATGCCGCAGACCTATTTGTTGACTATCTATATAGAAAAGAATATGATCTAGAGGAAGACGAATACATGGTTGTTAATTTTACAAACTATAAAACAAAGGCTGGAAAGATGATGAGCCACATTGTTTTATCAAATGCTCAAAAAGAGTTAACCAGAGCAATTGTATTCCCAACACTTTACAAGATGTCTTTGGCTAAAATGAGAGAAGGAATGAAGTGTAAGGTTGTGCTTTCAAAGCTTGATGACGGCACATTAAATGTAAAGGAAATAAAATGATTGAAATTAAATTGACTACAGATGAGGCAAAACGCCTTGAGACATTTATTGGAGATCATAGAAGTATGTGCATGAGTTATCTATATGATAATATTGTTCCAGAAGATTGGGAGCCTTATGACTTATACGATGGATGCGATACATGCGAAACAAGAGAACACCTGATGGCAACATTTGATTGGCTTAAATCAAATGGCAAGATAGATATATTTGTGGAGGACTAATGACAGAAGAATTACCAGTGGACTTAAATATAGGGCAATTACTAATTGCTATATTAGACACAGTAAAAAGTATAGATGTTAAAACTGTAACATTTTTAAATGCAGCATCTGATACTAGACAAATTGCAGTAGACTATAATGAGGAAGAATCTTCATTTACATTTAGATTAAAGGATATAGAAGATGAAGCCATTTGATATGGTCACTGATTATGGTATTGATGCATTAGCAGCAACCCTACATCAGACAGCAATTGAAAAAGGATTTTGGGATGGAGAAGTAACTAATGACAAGATTGGAAATAAACTTGCGCTAGTTCATTCAGAAGTAACAGAAGTTTTAGAAGCAATTAGAAAAAGTAAAGGATCAGAGTCTGTTGTTGAAGAAATGGCAGATGTCCTTATTCGTTTATTAGATTTGTATGCTGCTATGCGTGATGATAATCTTATTGAACATAGTTTTGATGAAGTTTTAGATAAAAAATTAAATATTAATAAAGAGCGTCCAAGACTTCACGGCAATTTATTTTAATGCTATACTATGAGAAAGAAAGAGTTTAAATGACAATTATAATTGATAATATCTTAGCAAAGCTAGACCCAAAGACAAGAGCAAGAGTTCAGTCCGCACAAAATGTTGTTGTTGAAAAGCAATTAACACCAAGTATCGGATTAAACATGGCACTAAAAGGTGGTCTTGGGTACGGCAGACAGGTCTTAGTTTGGGGAAACAAATCAGCTGGCAAGTCCTCTTTTTGCTTACAAATGATTGCCATTGCACAAAAAGAAGGAAAGACATGTGCTTGGATTGATGCTGAAGCATCTTACGATCAGTCCTGGGCAGAATCGTTAGGCGTAGATTCTTCTTCTCTTATTTATTCACCAGCCAAAACAGTTAATGATATGGTTGATGTTGCAACAAAACTTATGGATGCTGGAGTAGATTTAATTGTTGTCGACTCAATCTCAGCATTACTACCAGCAATCTATTTTGAAAAAGATGGAAATGAAATGAAAGATTTGCAAGATACTAAGCAAATCGGCGCAGAAGCAAAGGATATGACCCACGCAGTCAAGATGTTAAATTATGCAAACAAAAACACATTACTTGTTCTTATCTCACAACAACGAAATCAATTTGGATCTATGCATGCTAGTCACATCCCCACAGGTGGCATGGCAGTCAAGTTCTTTTCTTCCACTGTCATTAAACTCTGGTCGTCTGAAGCTGAGGCAAATGCTATTAAAGCTGGGATTAAAGTTGGCGACAAGATCATTGAGCAAAGAGTTGGACGGCCAGTTAACTGGATTATTGATTACAACAAACTTGGCCCCCCAAATCTATCAGGACAGTACGACTTTTATTACCAAGGGCAAGCTCTGGGTGTAGATAGAGTTGGGGAGACACTAGACGTTGCAGAAATGTGTGGCATTGTTGAGAAAGGTGGGGCATGGTATACAGTAAATGGAGAACGTTTTCAAGGACGTGCAAAGGCTGTAGCATATTTAAGGGAAAATCCAGATGTTGTAGACAACTTAGTAGGAGAAATAAATGCCAGATCTTAATGAATTTTTTAATAAGCAAAATGAAAAAATAAAACCATCTAACTTAGAAGAGCTAGGTGGAATAAGGCCATGTTCAAAATGTGATGAAGATGTAGAGGGAGCATTTTGGGATGCTTTAGATATGGTAATGTCATGGACATGTTCCAAAGGTCACGAAACTGTATTTAAGGTTGGATAATGTCAGAAAGATCTGAAGTAAAGCGTGATGGTGCAAAGGCACAAAAAAACAGTGGTCGTGGAGATTATCAAAAAGGTGATGCACAATGGAAGCAGTTCCTTGTAGACTATAAAGAAGCAGGTAAGTCTTTTGCTTTAAACAAAGATAATTGGGCAAAGATATGCACTGATACATTTAAAGTTAATAGAGACATGTACCCAGCATTAAAGATTATTATTGGCGAAGAATCCAAGGTCCGTCTTGGAATTATTGAATGGGCAGTTCTAGAAGAGCTGATCCAATTTTGGGAGGATAACCATGATTAAAGAAGTATTTTTAACAACACTAACTGGAATGGGGGTTGGCGCTATATTTAGTTTATTTAAGCTTCCAGTTCCAGCACCACCAGTATTTGCTGGACTCATGGGAATATTTGGTCTATGGATGGGATATGGATTAGTGCAAAGGATTTTATCATGACACAAGATAAAAATACATTAGAGTTAATAAGCGACATTACAGAATTCAATGATCTGCATGAGTTTATGAAAGATGATCATCTAGATAAGGCGCTTGCTATTGTGGTAAAATTATTAATGAATCCAGATGTCCCTTCAGCAAAAGCCCCACATCTTATTATGGAGCTTCAGGCTATGTCAACTAAGTTTGCTGTGCTTGCCTCAGTATATTCAACTATTGCAAAGGACAAGGCTGGAACAGAAAATAATAATAAGAAGAACATATACTATTCAATAAAGGAGTCCATAGACAAACTTGTAGATGCACTTAAGTATGTCGTTAGGTATAATTCATAATGGTAGATGCTAGAGGAATTCCTTCACCATCTTGCCCATGTTGTGGGTCTACTTTACTAAGATTAACTGTTCAGTTTGACCCAGAGTCATACGAGATATCTGGATATTTATTAGATGATGCTGAATGCATGGAGTGTAAATGTTTGATTACCGCACCAACACCTTTAGATCATATTGGGTGGGTAGCTTAAATGGGTAGAGATATAGTAAAGAACCTTAAGTTTAAGAAGCATACTGGCAAGTACTTTGATCCAGAAAAATTTGCTGCCCTACTTGATGAGTCATACAGAAATACAAAGCGTGCAGATGGAGAGATGACAAAGAAATCATTTAGCCCAAGCTCGCTTGGCTATGGTCACGGAACATGCCCAAGATATTGGTATATGGCTTTTAGCGGAGCAATGTTTATTGATGATAACGATGCTGTTGCTGTTGCTAATATGGCTCAGGGAACTCAGGCTCATGAAAGACTACAGAATTTAATTAAGACAATGCCAGAGTGGAGAGCGGAAGAAGAAGAGATCGTTAATGAGTATCCTCCTATTCGTGGTTTTATTGACTTAATTATGGAGTATGATGGTGAGACTGTCATTGGTGAAATTAAGACGGCAAAGCAAGAAGTATGGGATACAAGACAGGCTGAGATGAAATCATCTGCTAACCATATGCTACAGTTGCTTACATACATGAAGCTTAAGAATGCTAAAGAAGGATTCTTTCTTTATGAAAATAAGAATACACAAGAGATCCTTATTATTCCAATTTCAATGAACGAAAAAAATACAGAGATTATTGAGAATACATTCTTATGGATGCAAGAGGTCTGGGATAATTTTCAAGACGGAGATCTACCAATGCGTCCTACTGGTGCAACAAAGTCAAAGATGCCATGTACATACTGCCCAGTTAAAAAAGAATGCTATTCAAAGGAAACACCTATTGGAACAGTTCAAATTGAGAAGTTTGAGGTGCCAAAGCTGTGATTTGCGGAAATAAAGAGTGTGCTAAAGACTTTGATGCCAAAACACATAATCAAAAGTACTGCTCTGATGAGTGCTGCAGAATTGCAACAAACAGAAGGATCATGGAAAAGTATTATGAAAAGAAGGCTATTAGAGGCGGCGCATTCAGGGCTTGCTCTAAATGTAAAATTAAGCTAAGTAGATATAATCAATCTAACATATGCTCTTCATGTGAAAAAAAGATAAATGTTTCTAATAAAAATAAATTAATTGGTATGATCGATGACGTTAGCTAGCCTAAAAAAGACACAGGCCAACAGGGTTTTGGGGATAGATGCCTCAACAAATTCAATTGCGTTCTGTTTAATGGAAAATGATGTTCCATTAAAGTGGGGCAAGATAAACATAATTGGCAATGATATATATGAAAAGATATATGACGCTAAGGTCAAGATGTCTGTAATGCTTGATGAATTAAAGTCAGACTACATTGTAGTAGAGGGCGCTATCCTTGTCAGATCACCTGATGCTGTGATAAAATTATCATATGTATATGGCGTTGTTATTGCTGAGCTTATGTCTACTGGAGCTAAGGTCATCACTATTTCTCCTACCGCTTGGCAGTCTTATATTGGAAACAAAAATCCAACAAAAGATGAAAAAGCCGCTATCAGATTAAAGAGTCCAGGATACGCAGACTCATGGTATAAGACACAAATAAGAAATATGAGAAAGCAAAGAACAGTAGACTATTTTAATAAGAAGTACAGATTGTCGTTAGATGATTTCGATGTAGCAGATTCATTTGGAATTGCTCATTACGCAAATAAGGTGCTTACAGAACGATGAAATTCTATCAAAGCAAAGAGTGGCTATATAGAAGATATGTAGTTCAAAAGAAGACAGTTACAGAAATAGGCAAAGAGTGTGGAGTATCTGCTATGACAATACAAAGATACCTAGAACAGTTTGGGTTAATTAAAAAAAGATGAAGATACATGAAAATGGAAAAGGGCAAGCTGGCCAAGACTCTTTCGTATTAAATGTTTTAAATGAAAAAAGAAATGGTTGGTATGTTGAAGTTGGTTCTAGTGACCCTGTAATATATAACAATACCTATATACTAGAAACAGAGTATGATTGGCAAGGTGTGGGATTTGAATGGGATCAAGGTGCAGCTGATATTTATAATAGCGTAAGAAAAAATAAATGTATTTTTGCAGATGCTACCCAGTTTGATTATTTAAAGTATTTTAAAGACAATGCTTTTCCAAAACAGATAGACTACCTGCAACTCGATATAGAGCCAGCCTATCAAACTTTAGCAGCTTTAAAACAGATTCCATTAACAGAATATAGATTTTCTGTAATAACATATGAACACGATTTGTATGCAGATCCAGCAAATAAAGAAATTAAAGAAGAGTCTATAAGAATTTTGTCGTCTTTAGGCTATGAGCTTTTAGTAGAAAATGTTAACGACGGTTCCCCAGATAGAATATTTGAGGACTGGTGGATAGACCCACAAGTTATTAGGAGTACAGATACATGATATCAAAAACAATATGGCAAACATACGAAACACCAATTGATCAGTTGCCTTCAAAAGCACAAGAAAGCTTACAAACCTGGAAAAATTTAAATCCAGACTGGTCTCATGGATATATGAGCGGAGCTGATAGAGAAGACTTTTTTAGAACTGAGTTTGGCGGAGAAGTTTTTGATACATACATGAAATATCCAATGGGGGTAATGAAAGCAGGTCTGTGGAGATTTGCCATTCTTTATAAAAATGGTGGAGTGTACGCTGATTTAGATACAGAGTGTATCAACCCGATAAACACCTGGTTAGATCAACAGTACGATATGATTCTTGATTTGGAAGGCAATACACCATGGTATGCCACACAGGTTATTGCTTCCTCTAAAGGTCATAAATTTTTAGAAGATGCTATCAATATGGCGGTTGAAAGAGCAAGAGGTGGAATTGTAGAACAGCAACACATGGTTCATTACTATACAGATGTGGCTATGTTTACAGACAGCTTATTTAAATCAATGAATATTGAAGACGGATATAATGGAGATTTAAAGCAGAGAACACTTGAGTTTAACGAATTGCCAATTGCAAAAGAAAATAAATTCTTTAGTTTTGGTGGCAATGATGCTCGCAGGCTTTTGGATGTAGACGTTAAACATCTTTATTGGGGAGATGGAAGACTAGAAAACTACGTAGCTTGGAAAAAGGATTCAATTTTTGAAAATTTAACTGTTGAAGACGTACAAAAAAGTCAGGCTAATAATCAATGAGCACTATAGGAGTTCTGCCAGCTTCTGGTAAAGCCGCAAGGGTAGGAGGAATACCTAAGTTTTGCTTACCTATTTCTGATGAAAGATCTCTTCTGCAGTGGCATGTAGAGCAAATGCTTGAGGTTTGCGATGAAGTTAGGGTTTCAACTAGAGCAGAGTGGGTTCCAATTATTCAAAATATGGATATGAATATTAAGCTTATCGTACGTGAGCCATCAACAATGTCTGATGCAGTTAAGTTTATGGTTGGAGATTATAACGATACTGTTTTAGTCGGAATGCCAGATACATATATTCTAGGTACTCAAAAAAATATTTATAAAGAGATGATAAAATCTCCTGGAGATTTAGTTCTAGGTGCATGGGGATGTAGCGAAGAATTAAAAGGTAGGGTTGGTCAAGTATTAATATCTGGAGATAAAGTTCTTTCTTCTAAGGATAAGTCAAGTAGCTGTGATTACCCTGATATGTGGGGCACTATGCTATTTCGTAAAAATTTGATAAGATACATAGACGTTGAATTAGAGCATCCAGGAAAACAGATACAAGAATGGATAGATATGAGTCTAGATATTAGAGCGGTAAAGCCAGGCGGTAAATATATGGACATAGGCACATTAAAGGGTCTTAAGCAATTATATAAGGAGATGGAATAATGGCGGGTTATCCAAACAAAGATAATGGATATCAATTATGGACAGCAGACTTACAGTTATTAGCAACTGATGCACCATCAGGTAATAAGATAATTACAGAGTGTCTTGAAATTGCAGAGATGTTAATTAAAAAAAATATATCGTATGGAGACTCAGCATTGAGCCCTATTCGCATATTTTCTCAAGCTGATAATCAAGAGCAAATTAAAATTCGTATCGATGACAAGATCAATCGTATTAAAAATGGATCAGGATTTGCAGGAGATAATGATATTGACGATATGATTGGTTATTTAATCTTACTTAAAATCGCTAAGAAGCTTGCTATTTCAGTCGACTAGAAGTATAATTATCTAATGAGTATAGAAAATAGACCATGGGGTTACTATCAGATTCTAAATGAATCAGATAACCATAAGACAAAATACATCTATGTTGAATCTGGAAAACGATTATCTTATCAAAAGCATGAGAAAAGACATGAGCATTGGTTTATAGTTTCTGGCAATCCATATGTAACAATAAACGGGGTAAGCAAAATTATGTCACCAGGACATTCTATAGATATAAAAGCTGGCGATCTTCATAGAATAGAGTCTCAACAGAGTCCTGTAGAGTTTATAGAGGTTCAAACAGGCACCTACTTTGGAGAAGATGATATTCAAAGAATAGAGGATGATTACAATAGAAATTGAATTAGCAGATCATTATGATCGCATGAATAAAGTTGTTGAGGAATTATTGAAGGGAAATAATCCTACAGCAATTGCAACTTTGACTGGATTTAAAAGAGCAGAGGTAATTGAGCTTATTGATGAATGGAAGTCTGTTGTTCATAATGACAACTCATCAAGAGAGCGTGCCAAGGAAGCAATATCTGGAGCAGACCAACACTACGCAATGCTCATTAAAGAGGCCTGGAAGACCGTAGAGGACGCAGATCAATCTGGTCAACTAAATGTTAAGGCCAATGCATTAAAGCTTATCTCAGACATTGAAACCAAAAGAATTGGAATGTTGCAACAGGTAGGTTTGTTGGACAACGCAGAACTTGCAGGACAAATTGCAGACACTGAGCGAAAGCAAGACATATTAGTAAGAATATTAAAAGAGGTTACATCGACCTGTCCTAAATGTAAGATGGATGTTGCAAAGAGGCTCTCTCAGATTACTGGGGTAGTAGAGTCAGTTGTAATTGAGGACGCAGATGTCGTTTGATTTTTCAGATCTAATCGACATGCTTGACGGAGAAGAATTTGACGAAAAGCCCGTTGATTTAAGAACATTTGTGAACGGACCAGAGTATCTTGGCCTGCCACCTTTGTCTGAATTTCAATATACATTAATTGAAAAAAGCTCACAGATTTATAAAGAAGCAACTCTCATCAAGCTCTTTGGAGAAGAAGAGGGAAGAATCAGATCAAAGCAAACAGCAAATGAAGTTGTTGCTCAGTTAGGAAAAGGATCTGGAAAAGATTACTGTTCAACTATTGCTGTAGCTTATATAGTGTATTTATTGCTATGTTTAAAAGATCCAGCAACATATTATGGAAAACCACCTGGCGACAGCATAGATATTATTAACATTGCGATTAACTCACAACAGGCGAACAATGTTTTTTTTAAAGGATTTAAAACAAGAATCGATAAGTCGCCATGGTTTGTTGGAAGATATAATGCAAAGGCTTCTGAGGTTCAGTTTGATAAAGCTATTACAGTTCACTCTGGTCACTCAGAGCGTGAGGCTTGGGAAGGATATAACGTTATTGTTGTCATTCTTGACGAAATTTCAGGATTCAGTATTGAAAATACAACTGGTCATGAGCAGGCAAAAACTGGCTCTGCTATCTATGACATGTATAGAGCCTCAGTAGATTCTCGTTTTCCAGACTTTGGTAAAGTAATTCTTCTTTCTTTCCCACGTTATAAAAATGATTATATTCAACAAAGATACGATGCGGTGGTAGCTGAAAAAGAAACTATTATTCGTGAGCATAAATTTAAAATGTATGAAGAATTGCCAGATGGAACAGAAGGTAATGAGTTTGATATTCAGTGGGAAGAAGATCATATAATTTCCTATAAGATCCCAAAGGTCTATGCACTCAAGCGACCAACATGGGAAATTAATCCAGTTAGAACAATTGATGATTTTAAAACAGCTTTTTATACGAATCCATCCGATGCTCTTTCAAGATTTGCATGTATGCCACCAGAAGCAATTGATGCATTCTTTAAATCTAGAGAAAAGGTTGAGAAGGCATTTAATGTAGGAGCACAGGCCGTAGACAGCTTTGGAAGACTTCAAGAATGGTTTGTTCCAGATCCAGATAAGGTTTATTTTCTTCATGTAGACTTAGCGCAAAAGCATGACCATTGTGCAGTTGCAATGTCCCATGTTCAAAAGTGGGTTAATGTTAAAGTTACTGATACATACTCTCAGCCAGCACCTATTATTGAAGTAGATGCAGTAAGATATTGGACACCAACAAAAGATAAGTCAGTTGATTTTACTGAAGTTAAAGACTATATCTTATCTCTTAGATCAAGGGGATTCAACATAAAGGTTTGCACATTTGACCGATGGAACTCTCATGACATGATGCAGCAACTAAAGCAGTATGGAGTTAACACAGAAATATTATCTGTGGCCAAGAAACATTATGACGATATGGCCATGGTTATTGCTGAAGAAAGGCTGAGAGGTCCATCAATACAGCTGCTTGTTGATGAGCTATTACAGCTAAAGATTATGAGAGACAGAGTGGATCACCCAAGAAAAGGCTCTAAGGACTTGGCAGACGCTGTTTGTGGATCAATATTTAATGCAATAAGTAGAACTAGATTTGCAACAAATGAAGAAGTAAATATTCATACATATGAATCAATGTCGTTTGAACAAGATTTTGGAAAACCAAAAGAAGAAGAGTCAGTCATGAATATGATTAGGGCGCCAAGAATGCCAGACAGCTTAGCAAGTGAAATAGAAAGAATGACTATACTATGAGCATCTACCAAGAAAAAGCCAAAGAGTGTAAGTGTTGCGGAAAACATGTTCCTCTGCCAACTGTTTTAAAAGAATACAACGAGGTATTGCTTTGCCCCACAACTTTTGCAAATGTGATAGAATATAAAAGGTTATGGAAGTTACTTGGTTCAAGGCCATCTGGAAACATAAGAAAGCACTTCTCTGACTATGTGCAGCAGTTAGTAGAAGTAACTATTGACAAAAATGAAGACGGTACGTTACAATAAACACTTGGCACCAGTAGCCAAGTTGGTTAAGGCCCCGAACTCATAATTCGGCTATCGTAGGTTCAAGTCCTACCTGGTGTACAAGAGAGGTAACAATGGATGATTTAGGGCCAGAAGATGGCGAGATGCTAGATTATTATATACAGATTGGTGCTATAGAAGTTGCTGGCATATCAGAAGATGGAGAGTTTATTTTTGGAATTACTGACATCGCTAAAGAGGTGGCACCAGATTTATGGCAAGCACACGCAGAACATATAGATCAGTCTATGATGCAGTTGTACGAAATGGGTTTGGTTAATATCACATATGATGAAGATTTAAACGCCATGTTTGAGTTAACTGAAGAAGGAAAGAAAGTATCAAAAGATTTTGGAATTATTGAACTAGATAATCCAGATATACCAAACAACTAGGAGGAACAAAATGCCTTGGCAAATTAAACAAAATGCAGCAGGGTGCAGCGGTTACGCTGTAGTAAAAGAAGATACTGGAGAACTTGTCGGATGTCACTCTGGCAGAACCGCAGCTGAAGCACAGATGAGAGCATTGTATGCATCAGAGTCTGATACTAAAAAGATGGAAGATAAAAAGAAAAAGATCTTTTAATTAGGTTTACCTCTATAGCTCAGCAGAAGAGCAAATCGTTTCTACCGATCAGGCCGTGGGTGCAATTCCTACTAGGGGTACGTTGCGGATGTTGCATATTGGTAGTGCCTCTGCCTTCCAAGCAGAAGGGGTGAGTTCGATTCTCATCGTCCGCTCAAAAAAATGGTATAATAAGATTGGCTGTCCAACTGGAGGCCACTAAATTAATTTATTCGCTTGAAGGAGGAATAACATGGTTAACACATTTTCACTGGATCTTTTTAAAGATCCTTTTTTTATTGGTTGGGATCGCCATTTTCAAGATCTCGAAAAGGTAATGCATAATTCAACAAGCTACCCGCCGTACAATTTGGTTGAGGTAGGCGAAGATACTTATATGATCGAACTAGCTTTGGCTGGATTTAAAAAAGAAGATATTTCTATTGAGCAAGAAAAGAATGTCTTAACGATTAAGGGATCTTCAGAGGAAGATGAAAACAAATATATTCATAAGGGAATTGGTGCAAGAGCATTTACACGAACATTTTCTTTATCTGAATATATGAACGTAACAGGAGTTGTCATGGAAAATGGCGTCCTTCGTGTTCTTATTGTTAAGTTAGTTCCAGAAGAAGCAAGACCAAAAACATTTGAAATTCTTGACTCTTTTACACCAGAAGAGAAGGTCTTTGCCCCATCGTCACGTAAGAGGAAGAAAGAAATAGTATAATATAAATCTGCACCCCGTCACTGGGGAGTCGCAGACGACGGGTCGCTACCCGTAGGATGGACCTGAGCATGTCTATAAACTGCTCATTAATATTAAGGGGAATCATGTTTGAGTATTATGTAAAAAAAGTTAGTAAGATTGTGGATGGGGACACAATAGATGTAGACATTGATCTTGGATTTGATATCTCATTTAGTTCAAGAGTTCGTTTAGCTGGAATAGATACTCCAGAAAGCAGAACAACAGACAAGATGGAAAAAGCATTGGGTCTTGAAGCTAAAGCATATTTAAAACAGCAAATTGATTCAGCAAAGACAGTTGTTATTAAAACAGAAAAAATGGATTCATCAGAAAAGTATGGAAGAATTTTAGGTTGGGTATTTTTAGACGGGTCTGACATTTCTATCAATCAAAAAATGATTAATGATGGACATGCGTGGGGATATATGGGCGAGACTAAGGTCAAAGATTTTGATGCCTTATCAAAAGCGAGAAAAAAGAGCGGGAAGTAATGCCAGTATACGAATACCGTTGTATTGATGATGAAGAACATCCAATCATTGAAATAACAAGGGGTATCATGGATACAGAATCCATTTATAAATGTGATGTTTGTAAGTCATTAATGACAAGACATTTCACACCATTTGGTATACAATTTAAAGGATCTGGGTTTTATAAGACAGATAATCCTAAATGAGTTAAACACCCATATGTGATATAATTTTGATGTGGTGACAAAGACTTTTGCCACATAGGAGAGTTTAATTGACTAGAAAGATTAGAATACTTACAGCCTTCCTACTTTCAATAGGTTGGCTTTTTGCTGCCCCCATACAAGCACAAGCAGCAGAAGGCTTGACAGCTCAAGTCTACAATGTGCTGGGTCAAAATGCTTCTCCATATATCCCACAGGGTGCTTCTCCAATCATAACCACTAATGTTCCCAACATTGACTTTCAATGGGGCGGTGGAAGCGTCTTGGGGGGGCCTTCAGAGGATGTTATTGTACGTTTTACGGGCTCAATAAGAAATGATTCTACTCAAAATATATCATTTATGGCCACAGGAGATGATGGAACTAGGCTCTATATTGACGGTACATTAATAACAGATGACTGGGTTGACAAAGGTGGTGGTGGATCAACTTCTGCTCCAGTATCCTTTACAGCAGGAGTTCCAAAAACCATAGAGTTAATGTACTATGAAAATGGCGGTGGAGCAAATGTATTCCTTTATTGGGATCAGTCTGGGTCTATGAATATTGTTCCAGCATCAGCCTTTACTTCACAAGCGGCCCCAGTGGTAAAAACAATAGGTTCCCCAAGAAATCTAACTGTATCTGATAACGGATCTGCAGCGGTATTAAATTGGGAAGCTCCAAACACTGGTAACACACAGCCAGAAAGATATGCTATATCCTTTAGTGCAGACGGTGGTGGATGGGGAATAGCTACAGGAAATGTTGGAGATGCTAATGCACTTAATACAAGTATAAATGTTTCATACTCAATTCTTGAAAGCTTAAAGCCAAGTGGAACTACCTGGACATTTTCCATCAGATCAGATAACGATACAAACAGTTTATACTCTAGTATTTCTAATCAAGTAACAATTAAAATTGGAAAGACTCAAGCAGAAAAAGATGCAGAGATAGCAGCAACAAACCAGTCTGCAGCAAACATTGTAATATCATCAATTACAAGTTCTAACTGGACCACAGCTCGTACTCAATATGATGCATTAACAATTACTCAAAAGGTTCTTGTTACTAACTATCAACTATTATTAGATGCTGAGGCTGCTGTTGCATTAGCAGCACAACAAGAATTAGATAGACAATCAGCAGCAAATACTGCTGTAACAAATTATGAGAATCAATTACTAACAACATCTGCTGAAGTGGCCATAGCAGAAAGTCTAAAACTAATTGCTGATTCAGCAACAGCGGTTGTTCAAAATATAAACATCAAGGCTGCACTACAATCAAGAATTGATGCAAAAACATCTGCCGTAGCAGCAGCAAAGATAACAATAGAAAATGCAAGACTTCAAGCAGAAGCTGCAGCAAGATTAGCAGCAGAACAAGAAGCAGCAAGATTAGCAGCAGAAGCTGCAAGAATTGCTGCAGAGCAGGAAGCAGCACGTCAGG